ATGAAAAAGCCCGCACAACCCATTGATTGTGCGGGCTTGATTCTGGTCGGGGCGAGAGGATTTGAACCTCCGACCACCTGCACCCCATGCAGCCGCGAAATCTCCCGCAATCGCCCGCCCAGCAACGTTTCCAAGCATTCCGCCCCCAACTCAGTGCTCAAGAAATAAGCACGCTGTCATGCGGAAAGAGCACGGATGATAGCGCACTTATTGGAGGATCACCTCTGACGATCTCTACCTAAGTGGCATGGTTCCAACGGCGGTCACGCTTGAGGCATCGCGGCAAGGACCTGACGCAGCAGTCCCGGCGCCTCGTCGCTACCACATCGGTCGCGTACAGTGAAGCCCTTCGTAGCTGGCGAGGCATGCACGAGCTTCGTCCAGCTTTCGTAGCTCGGACGACAAAGGGGATCCAACGGTCGAAAGGAAACTTCCTATGCAAAGTGTGATACCCCAGAATATCTGGGATTTTTAACGACGCTTACGTTCCATCCCATCGAGAAATTCACGCCGTCAACACCCGCCTGGACGGTTCCATACGCACACACTGCGGACACAAGGGTAATCCTCGAAGAAATACGCCCTTTCGCCGCCAACGACTCGATCGAGGAACGAATTTTCTTTGTAAGCTGTTGATCAAGATGGTTTGCCCCAATCACGACCACACCTCCCGCGTCACCAGTTAATTGCTTGGCCGCCTCTTTTAATTGCCCCTCGATCTTTTCCTCAACTCGACCAAGATCCGGAACAGCATTTGGCCAATGAAATACATTTGGCGCCTTTATCTCGATAGACGCACTCCGAGATGAAGTTAAATTCAAATACAAATCAGCAGATTTTCCCGCTGCACTTTCTGCCTTAGTGATGCCCACACTATTCCCATTTCTTTCCAAATATGAACAACACAAGAGCATAGCTATAGTGTGATGATATTCGTTACAAAGAGCAGGCCCGATCACATCCTTAAAAAGCGGATGATGCTTCCAACTAGAGGACAATTCAAGCCACTGCGCGATGTACCTAACCACCATCGCATCGTCCCCTCCGAAATCAAAGCTTTTCCTCTCTACCCCCTGAACGAGGCGATCAACGGCCCACGCGAGTGGACACCGCATGAAAAATCTATTTCCATTCTTCCTTGCTCGCTCCGCAGTGCCAAGCACACCTAGGAACGCCCCTCCGGTCCAGAATATTAATTCCGCCTTTAATTTTTCGATCCATTCGACACTTAACTCAAACCCTCCGTGCTGAGGAACAACGCCGGAATTCCTACGCACCCTCTCTATTTCTTGATCACAAGTTAGTGAATTTTCACCAACACCAAGATCCAGTGTTCCATTTAACCGAAATCGCCCTGAATCTCCCATTGAAATCAAAGCCAATGGCAATGGCTCGATGTCACTCCAACTATGAGTAGTAGATATTGCGTGACATTTATAGCACTCAATATCAAGACCAATGAGCCGCCGAGGCTCATATCGCTCGACCAGAACATTTCCACACTCTCTGCACACAAAATTACCTTCCCCCGCGCCCCGAAAGAGAGGCCCATCGTTGCACTGCACCAACACCGGTCTTGATTTCATCTTAGAGGTTTAGTTGCAGATTAATTGTCAGAGAAACAAAATACCCACCCTGCTTAAAATTATCGCCCCCCCAAAAACGCACCGCTCCACTTAGCGCAGCATTATAGAAAGTTATCCTGTGCACCATAGCACTTCAAGGCCAACAGTTATAACAACAAAGTTCACGAGGTTGATAGCTCGTTAGGTGCGCTGCAAGTTCTAGACATCGTTGACCCTCTTTTTTCGCCTTGACGCGTCCATCCTATCTCGAATTGAATACCTGTACATTCATACAGGATCAGAGGTAGAAAGTGGGCGCGAGGCAGAAACCGAACTGGGCCTACATCTGGGAATTCGACTGCCCGATCAGCGGAACGCGCCAGCGCACGTACACCCCGCTGACAGCAGAAGAATTCACGCTCGAAATCTGCCAGCTCATTCCGGACGTCAACGCAGTCAGGATCGAAGGGACGCAGGTCGATCGGAACGTCGTGCCTGCCGAGCCGGAAGACCCGCCGCCGCTGGAGCGTAAGCGCTTCCCCGAGTTCCAGCAGCCCACGCGCGCCGAACTGCGAGAGCTGTGGAAGTTGTATCCGGACAATCACGTCGTGCGCCGGACCATCCTTGAGCTGATTCGAACGCAGGGCCGATTTCATGAGGCCGAGCGGTTGCGGCAGTCCATCCAAGCTGTCTGGCGCGAGGAAGTCGGCGGCCATCTCGTCGCAATGTATCAACTGAGACTGCTTCTACAGGAAGAGACAAGGGCCGCCGACTGGTGATGCCCGCACTGCCGGGCGGGCACCTTGGTCTAGAACAGCCCCGCCGGCTCCGCCGACACATCCCAGCTGAAGACGATCAACTCCCGCCGAGGCACCGAGCGGCCGCCCCCGCTCACCGTGTACTCGATGTCGACCGTCTCGACATGGAAGCCGTCGAAGATCCGGCGGGTCTCGGGATGGTCGTTCACGCTGAGAATGGCCTTCCCCTTCAAGGCGCGCATGCGGTCTGCGACCGCCCCGTACTCGCTCACGGGAAACGGGACGCCATACCCCGTCATCTCGAGATACGGAGGGTCCATGTAGAAAAACGTGTGGCCGCGATCGTACCGATCGACGCAATCCCGCCAGTCCAGTTGCTCGATGCAGGTCGCCGCCAGCCGGAGATGGGCAGACGACAGCGTCTCCTCAATCCGCCACAGGTTAAGCCCAGGCGGCGACGTTGTGGACGTGCCGAACGTCTGCCCTTCCACCTTGCCGCCGAAGCACAGCTGCTGCAAGTAGAAGAACCTGGCCGCTCGCTGGATATCCGTCAGCGTCTCGGGTGGCGTCTTCTGCTGCCACTCGAACATCGCCCGACTGCTCAGCGCCCACCTGAACTGCCGGACGAACTCCTCGGGGTGGACCTTGACCACCCGGTACAGGTTCACCAACTCGCCGTTGACGTCGTTGATGATCTCAACGTTCGCGGGCGGCCGCATGAAGTACAACGCGGCCCCGCCAGCAAACACCTCTACATAGCACTCGTGACGCGGAAACCGCGGTATGAGCTGATCCGCGAGACGGCGCTTTCCGCCGATCCAGGGAATGATAGGTAAAGCCATCCGTGACAAACCTCCGATTATTGCTACAATCGGCCCGCCCCCCGGGGGTGGCAGGGCCTTGGCCTGTCACTGGCGCGTTCAGTGATGGGTGGCCACATCGGTGCTGCAACACCGATGCCGGTCGCCCTGTCTTACAACTCCCTCACGGCATCGCCGCGAGGCTCCTGCTGGTTTCCCTGTACCCGTCGTCGAAGAGCCGCTGCCGGACGGCGGGCGCCATATCTCGGTCGAACGAGCTCGCGTAGCCGGTCGGCACGCTGACGATCATCGCCCCGCTCTGCTCGTCCGCCGCCATCCTGGCCGCCTCGTTGGACGCCAGCATGAGGTCGATCACCCGCGACGCGATCGTGCGCAGCCCGTAACGGCCTGGCGCGAGCGGGGCGTCATCGGACCTCAGGAACACGCCCAGACGCGGCACCTCATCCACGGTCAGATCGCTCACGGGGATGTTGTCGGCCGTGCCGCCGTCGACGAGCAGCGCGCCAGCGGCGGCCACGGGCGGAAAGACGAACGGAATCGACGCGCTCGCCCGGGCCGCGAGCGCGATCGGCACTGCCGGCGTCGTGGCGCGCGACAGCTGGAATTCGCGCTCCGTCAGAAGATCGGCCGCAACGATCTTCAATCCGACGTCGATCTGGTCGAACGTCCGCCCTCCCGTCTGCTGCATGAGGAACGCCAGCATCTCGTCGCCGCTGCAGAGCGCGTTGACCCGGATTACAGACCAGGCCGAGAACCGCATCATCGGTGACCAGTCGACCGACATGCAGAGTGTGTGCATGTCGGCCAGCGACATGCCGCTGGCGTAGAGCGCAGCGACGATCGAGCCGCCCGACGTGCCGGCGAGCTCGACGACCTCATACCCGGCATCGGCAACCGCCTGCAGCGCACCGAGGTGCGCCGACAGGCGGAAGCCCGAGCCGCTCAAGGCAACTCGGATCTGCTTCATTGCGCGGCCGCCGAGCTAGCCGGCACTGCTTCGCTGGCCGACGCGGGGGGCGCCGTAGCGGCCGCAGTCGTCGCCGACGCCTGGCCGTAGACCGACAGGGCCTGCGTAACCGACAGTTGCAGCACCCCGAGTGCCGCGATCGCGATCGGCTTCTGGTTGTCCGGGATCAGCTTCGACGCGAGCACGGCCGTCTCGATCGCCGGGATGCCGGTGCCGATCAGGGCCTGGGCGGAGGTCACCGTAATCGACGTTGCGGCCGTGCAGAACAGCCCGTTCGCGGCCGCCGCGGCCGAGACGGCCGGGTCGATCGCGGCCACTGCCACGAGCGTCGGCTGCACCACCGTGCAGCCGTTCTTCACAGCGGTCTGGAGCGTCGCCAGCGCGCCGGCAACGGATTGCTGGGAGNCGGTCGAGCAACCGGCCAGGGATGCGACGGCCAGCACTGCGCCTGCCGCGAGCAGCATGAGCTTCTTCATGGTTAGTACCTTCGGGAATGCCGCGAGCGCGGCGGGTGGGAAAAGCGTGGGTGCGTGGACGTCAGATGAGGCGTTACTGCAGGGTGGGCACCGGCGGCCGGCCAGTGGGCGCCGACGCCGAGGCCTGATCCGATGCGCCGCTCTGCGGTACCGCGACAGCGACCGATATCCCGGGCGAGGGCTTGATATCGACGGCGTCCGAAGTCGGGGGCGCCCCGGGCGAGGATGCGCCGCTGTCGCCTGCCCCCCGTCCCTGGGAAACGTGCTTACCCAGGAAGGTGAGGCCCGCGGCCAAGGCCGCGACGTAGCCTGGCGCATCCGCCTTACCCATCAGGACGAGCGCGCCCCACGCCCCATACAGCAGCACTGCACCAACAAAAANCCAGCAGCATGTACATCCGAACCTCCGGCATAAAAAAACGGCCGCTCGCGGCGGCCGGGTGGTGAATTACACGCGACGTTAGCCGTCGAGCGCGCTCAGGTTGTGCGACTTGATGATGGCGATGATCTTCGCCGCATAGTTCGGGTCGGTGGCGTAGCCAGCCGCCGCGACTGCGGTCGCGAACGTCGTGCCGCTGGTGTACGCGAATGCGGCGGCGTAGCGGGGATTGACGATCAGGAACTGTGCGTGATCGTTGAGGCTCGCGAGCCAGTCGGAATAGACGCGCCACCTGGCTGTCACGGTGGTCGGCTTCCCCGCCACGTACTCGGTCGTGGGCAGCATGACCGTCGGCCCCTTCCACGAGCCGTCTGCCTTCACCCCAAACAGGTTGAAGTAGCGCTGGGCGAGCTGCGAGGAAGCCCACCCGGACTCGAGCGCGGCCTGCGCAACAACGAAGCTCGCCGGGATCTTGGTGGACGTCGCCAGTTGGCACGCCGCCGGCGAGATCGCGTTGATGAAGTCATTCGGTGTCATGGTCACCCCAAGAGGAACGTGAAGGCCGCATGCGCCCAGTCGGGCACCGGCTCGTGATGCAGGTAGCGATAAATGACGATGGCGACCAGCGTGAACGCGGCCAGTTGCCCGACCACGTTGCGCATCAGAAATCGCCATGCATCGGCAATCCGGCAGAGCGCACGCATCACCTTCTGACCGCCCTGCCACGTCTCGACCATGGACTGCGTATTGGCCACGACGGTGTCGAGCTTTCCGTCTTGTATCCGGAGGTGTTCGTCCTGCTGCCGAAGGTGTGCGTCCTGGCGCTCGAGGTGACTCCTGACCTGCGCCTCCATCTGGTTCATTCGTGCTTCCAACTTCGAGAAGCGGCGGTCTCCGCTGCGCAGTCGCTCCTCGACGCCAGCGTTGGTCGATCTTTGTTCAGGCATTTGATCCCCGGGAAAGGAAGTGCAGCGCGCTCAGGTTCCAGTGCAAACGAACTGCACGACGTCGGTTCCGGTGCCGCTCAAAGCGAACGAGGTGCCGGAGGTTTGTGAGATGCGCACCGCGTTGGTAGCGGTCGTGTCGGTGGCCGTGCATGCATAGCTGGTCGACGAGGTATAGGCAGCTGCGCCCGAGAGCGTGACCGTGGCCGCGCCCGAGGCGAGTGTCGCCGTCCCCTTCACCATGTGCGGCGCGTTGGCGGCCGCGCCGGAGGTCGAATACAACGGCATCGCGCCGGTGCCGGTCGCGGCCAGGTTCCCGTAGACGGCGGCCGAGCCTCCAACCTGCAGCTTGTTAGTGCCGTCGTCCGTGCCGCCGACGAGCAGGCGGCCGCCGTATTTGGTGAGATTGATGTTGAACTTCGTCCCGGCTGACGCCGTGTTGTATGCCTCGACCGCGAGCTCGGATGCGGTGTCGGAATAGAAGCTCGCCGTGGCCGAGTTGCTCAGCTTCATCTGCACCGCGCCGCCGCCCTTGGGACTGAGCGTCACGGGAATCGTGGCGTCCGAGCCGATGGCGGCCAGCGCTGGCGACGAGCCGGCCGCAGCACTCATCGAGCTCAACGAGTTGCCGCTGTTCACGGACTGGTAGAAGCTTCCCGATCCGGTGAGATTGAACGGCGCGGAGTAGTTCGATGCGCTGTCGAGCTGCGCGCCGAAGATCTGGTTTNCCGGCAGCGCCGTTGATCTCGGCGACGCACGATGTTGCGNTTCGTCACCCCGTATGTCTGGCAGCCGAGCCCCATNGCGGTATTGTTCGACGAGCCATCCAGCACGAGGCCGCGCTGAAGGCTGTTGATCGACTCGATCCACGTCGATGCGATACGCGTGTATGCGGAGTTCTTGATGTACAAGACGTCGCCGAGCGCGTTGTCGATCGTGTTGCCAAAGAACCCGAAGTCGTTGTTGTTCCCTGCCAGGCGCACGACGTTGATCGACGCGTTGTAGGGATGCGAGTTCTGGATCATCGTGGTCTGCGCGCCGGGGTTGGCGTAGATGCAGTAGTTCACGACGAACCCGCCGTTCATGATGAAGCCGTCGATCGTCGAGTCGGATGCGAACGCCCCCAACTCGATCCCGGCCTTGCCGGCAGTCGTCGAGTAGATGCGGATGTTCTTCAGCCGCACGTCGTGCATGTAGACCGACGTCGTCGGGTTGCCGTCGATCTTGATCGACGAATAGCCGGCCGGGACATTGTTGAAGGCCAGGTTCAGCAGGTCGAGCGTCTGCGCGAACGTGGTGTCGAGCGTGTTCGCGGTGCCGGCGGTGCCGTCGAACTTCAGATCACGGATCGTCGAGTGCGAGTCGAACGTGAAGGCGCCCGCGATCGCCGGATAGCTGATCGAGCCGCCCGTCTGGATCAGGACACTGTTCGGGCCGTCTCCGTAGAGCGTGAATCCGACGGTCTGCGGCAAGACCAGGCCGCTCTCGCGATACTGGCCCGCCGGGATATAGACGGTCTTCGCTCCCGAGTTCAGCGCGGCCTGGATGCAGGCCGTGCTATCGGCTACACCGGTTTTGTCGCAGCCCGGGAAGTCGAGGATGCTCACCACGTCGCTCAGCTTGCTTGCGACCGAGCGGCCGCCGGCGCCGGACAGCGATGCCTGGAACTGCAGATTGCCGGTCGCGCCCAGCGCCGTGGTCGCGCCGGTGCCGCCCGAGGCAAACGAAAGAGGCGTCGAGAACGAAACGCTCCCCGTACTGGTCAACGTCGCGAAATTGCCGGTCGAGAAGTTGCCCGTCGCAAACGACGCCGTGGTGCCGTTGAGCGGCCCCGTGAGGGTTCCACCCGCCACCGGCAATGCGTTTGCGGCAACGCGGCTGAATGCCGTGTTCAACTGCTCCGCGGTCAGCACCTGGCCAGGAACAAACTGCCCCATCGCGAGATGGGGCGCACAGACGGCTACCAGCGAGACCGCGAGCAGCAGCGTTTTGAAAATGCGATTCATGGTCCTCTTCCCCGGTCAGTTCGACGACGTCGGCGCCACATTGGTCAAGCTGCCGTTCACGACATACCAGCGCTGCCCGTCGTTCGGGTGCCAGTCAGCGTCGTCGGTGATGGGCAGCATCTGGGACTCCGGGAAAGCCTTGAGCGGATCCTCTGCGTAGCCGTAGGCCTCGGTGTCGATCCAGCCCAACACCGCCTTCACCTGCGCGTCGAAATATGCGTATCGAGCCATCGTGATCACCATTCAATGAGCATGAAACCGGGCATGCCGGGCGTACCGACGGAGCCGTTAGTGGTCCCCGTCGTAGTGGTCGGGCCATACGACCCACCCGCGCCGGAGCCGCCGACGCCGTAGCCATAGGAAGCGGACGGGGCGATCAGGTTGGCGACGCCGCCAATCGCGCCGCGGCCGGGCGCTCCGCTCGCGCCGAACGGGCCGCCGCCACCGCGGCCACCCGTCGCGCCAGGTCCGTACTGGGACGTGTCTTGGCCGTATTCGCCGTTCGGGAATCCGTTGCCGCCGGGTTGGCCGGGCCATGCCTGCGTCGGCGCGCCGCTGCTCCCCGACTTGGCCACCTGCACCCGCGGGCAGCACGTCAGATCCCACCGAGGTGTTGCTCCCGTTGCCACCGGTGCCCCCGACGGCGCCGGCTACGCCGCCAGCTCCGATCACGATCGGAACGACCTGGCCAGGTGTCACCGACATTGGGTTTCGGATCCACGATCGACCGGCACCACCACCAGCAGAACCGGCGACGATGTTGTTGGCGGGGATGTTCGGCGATCCGGCGCCACCTCCCCCACCGGCACAGCCAGTTCGATAGATCGTCGTCACCCCGGGCGGCACGGTGAAGTTGCCGCTCGATGTAAAAANTCTGGAAGCGCGGTGCTCCCAACTGCACACTGCCAGTACAGGTGATCAGCACGTACGAGGAAATGTCGGCACGCCAGAGCAGCAGCGCACGACCGCCCGCGGCGAGCTCGCCGCCCGTGAGAGCACTCTGGGAAACGCCGACGATGGGCGCAGCCGCGATTACGCCCGGGTTGGGGGTGAAGGTCGCCGCCCCGGTATTCGTGTTCGCCACCTTCACCCAGAAGGCCTGGTTGTCGGTGAGAGTCGTAGACGGAACGGGGAAATTCGCCTGCAGCGTGTTGACCGCGCCAACGTCGGTGCCGAAGTTGAGGTTGCCGGTCTGAACCGATTGAAGAAGGCCGCTCGGCAGAATCGGCGCGCCCGAGTACTGGGCGATGTTCGCCGACGTGATCGAGGTTTGGCCGAACGCGACAGTGATCACCCAAAGGCCCACCCAGCCGGTGTCCGGCGACGGCGTCGCCTGGGTCCCGCTCGTCGCAGGGATCCCGGCCTTCACCTGAAATGCGACCACTCCATCGCGGAATGTGTTGCTCGTCGCACCCGTATTACCGGGCCCTGACCACGGGGTCGCCGGGTTCGCGGCGTTGTAGAACTGCAGCACCACCGGAGCGTTCCCGGTGGTCGGATCAAGGCTGATATCGCTGTCCTGATACTGCGCCTCGATCAGGTAGCTGATCGACTGCCCGCTCGTACCGGGCGGCGCAAACGCCGAGCTGATGTACGTTTCGAGCTGAATGCCCTGTTTGAGGATCTGATCGGTCGTGTCGGCCGGCAACGTGCCGCACGTGGTCGCTTCCAGGTTCTCGAGTTGGTAGATCTCGCCCTTCCCGATTTGGACAGTCATGCCGGCCGGCGATGTCGGGGTGCACGCAAGCCCCTGCACGACGGTGTTGGTGCCGAGCACCGCCGAGCTGAGCTTCGCCAGCCCCACCATGGTTTGCTGCGCCTGAGCGGAGAATGTCCACTCGTAGACTTGCTGCCCGATATACGTTTCGATGCGACGCATGTGATGGCCTGAAAATGAAAAAGCCCGCACGAGGCGGGCTTGGTGGAGGTGAATGCGGCCCTTGCCGCATCAGTCGAGTGTTGATTGATCCAGTACGAAATTCGCGCCGAGCACCGGCGTGGGCACACCGAAGTTCGTGATGCACACGCCAATCTTCGTGGCCGCCGGCCGAGTCGCATTCACGGCGGCGAAAATGTCTGCATCCGTCGCCTGGGTGACTTCCTGGGTAAGGGAGCCAGTGTAGCCGTGCGACGTCGGTGCCGAGAGCGCGGACCACGTGGGCGCATTCGCGTAGGCGGCCCCCAATGAGCCGCCCGTCACCTGAGGTCGGTAGACCGTGATCAGGGCAGTGAACGGAGCCGCAATGGACCCCATCCGGGCCACGCCACAGAAGCTGTTCGGACCGGTGTTCGCACCGCAGCAACCCGTGTCGAGCGGCCGCGCGGGCTCAAAAATGACCGGGTGCCGCCCTGTTAATTGCGTGAGCACCGCATCCATAGCCGGCCGCGTTGCTCGCCGTTGGAACAACGTCAGCTTGATCCGTGCGATGTAGGAGGCGTCCGTTTCTCCCGCCTTGCGTAGCAGGCTGTCGCCGAAGAAGTCTGCCGCCCACAGGTCGATCCAACCGCCAGTCGACGCCTGGAGCCTGGTTTGCGCCCATGCGAATTGCACGAGCAAGTAGATGGTCGAGAGCACTGCGGCGACTCCCGACAGCACCGCGCTGATGATCGGTGCTTCCGCCCAGTCGCCGAACCACCCGCGCGGCATGTAAGACTTCAGCCGCGACAAGATATCTGTCGAATCTCCCGTTGCCATTCAGTTCACCGTGATGGTTCCAGGCATGACGCGCTGGGTGTTGGTGACCGTGATGTCGCTCGTGCCGCCGTTCAGCAGCACCCCGGTCACATTCGTGACGCCAGCGACGCCGTAAGCAATCGAGGCGAGGATGGTGTACGGAAGCGAGACGCCGTCGCCCAGGCCTTCGATGTAGGACGAGAGCGCAGCAGTCACCTGCTCGACCGCGGTGGCGTGCGTCACGCCGGTTGTGGTGATAGCCATGGTCACGTTGGCGGTCACATCCTGCGGACCGTGCACGCTGTACGTCGAACAGAGCGGCCGCGCCACTTCAACCGCTGCACCGACAGCATCCAGCGTGCTGCTCGGCGGATCTCCCGTCCCGTCGTCCGTGATGACCGTGAAGTAGCCGTTCTGCGGCTGGCCGTTGTACTGCTGGTTCTCGAGGATCGTGCTCTTGACGTTCAGCGCGACGCTGTTGGCAGCCGCCTTCACTGCGGCCAGCGTGGCGCCCCCGATCGCAGCCACCCACAAGACGAACCGAGCGCGCGCTGCAGCGTCGGATTCGGCGTCGACGCCGTTCTGGACGGCCAACGAGTTTGAGACGAAATCGACGCCGGGAATCGCGGTGCCCAGCGTGTTCAGTGCCCCGGCGGAGACGTTCCCGATCGTGCCTGCAACCGTGCATTGCACCGTCACCGACACGCTCGCCTGGCCGGCCGGAATCACGTAGCCGCCTTGAGCCGCGCTGTATGCCGGATTGGTCGTATCGGCCACGACAGCGAACTGGACCGTGCCGTCGGCGGTCTGGACGATACCTCCAACCTCCACGAGCGCCTGACTCGTCGGCGTGAAGCGAGAAAACGTCTCCTGCGTCGTTGCAGCGTCCGCCGGCAACCGCGCGAAGCCGAATTGCGCGAACCAGCTATCCAGGTCAGCGCCTGTCGACGTCGAGGCCCGCGTCAGCGCCAACACCTGGAGCACCAGCCCTTGCAGCCAGAGCGCAACACCGCCGGTGGCCTCCGCAATGGCGAGCAGCACCGAGCCAACGGTGAAGTCGATGAGCTGCGACGCCGCCCCCTGAACCGCGGTGGCGAAGTTCTGAACGATCGTCGCGAACGACTGGGTAGACAGATTTGCCATTTAGGGCTCTTGTGAGATATCGAACGACACCAGTTGCGTCTGCGCCGTGTTCGCGTCGGTATAGGAGATCGACGTGCTGACGACGTTCTGCGTCTGCGTCAGGCTGATCTGCGGTTGAGGCTGTCGAGCGACAGCCGCCTCGAGCAGCATCTGCCCTTTGATCAGCGCCGTCGTCACCGGGACGTTGCCAGGCGAGCCAATCTTCCTCGGCACGCCGGCACCGTACTGCGGCTGCCACGTGTAGTCGGCCGAGGCGATCGGATTTCCGGCCGCATCTGAGAGGGCTGGATTCGTCAGCAGACGTCGATAGACCCGCTGCACGCCCGTCGTCGGGCCATCGGCGACCACGAGATCGCCGGACGGCGACGCGGAGAGGTCCGTGCCGTAGTAGTGGTAGAGATCGACCATCAGCTCACCGGAGTCCCTGTATTCGCGCCGCCGTTGCCATTCGAATGCACGTGCGTGCTGTCCACGTGCTTCCCGTTGTTCGTGATCGAGCCGGTCGAATCGATGTCGCCGACGATCTTGAAATCGCCGGTGATGGTCGATGCCGCCCCGGTCGGGTTCTCACCCGTGATCGTGATACCGGCCTCGCCGGTGATCGTCTCGGTCACGGTCAACGTGCCATTGATGATCGTGTCCGCGTTGACCTTCAGGCCGCCCGCGAACGCCACGGTTCCAGTGCCATCGCCATTCATCACCACCGTCGAGCCTGCCGCATCGTTCGCGGTGAGCTTTCCGTCGTTGGTCAGCTTCAGGAACTGCCCTTTCTCGTGCACTGCCCAGATCTCGCCAGACGGTACCGCGGGTGCCGGCTGTGCAATCGAGAAGACGCGCGCCACAACCGTGCCAGACGAGAAATCGCCACCCTCGTACACCACCAGCACCTGGTCGCCGAGCTTCGGCCCGACGGCGACGCCCCAGCCGCTGCCGATGCCGATCGCGCCGAGCGGCATCCAGTTCGACTCCGCCTCGCCTACCGTGGGATCGACGGGCTGAATGACCACCTTCACAGCGTGCCGATTCGGGTCATAGCTGCTGATCGTCGCCAGTTGAGGCAGTGAGGCCAAACCATGAGTGCCAAGGGCCTGTTGCCGAATCGCGTTTGCCAGAGCCGGATAGCTCATAGGGTCACCTCGGAGTCTGGGGAGTGGTTCTTCGCACCGATGATCATGTCGTAGCCGCCCTCGAAACTGAGCGTGCGCCGGATGTTGTCGGTGTAATACGCCTGGTCGAACTTCGTCCCGGTGCCGGTGAGCGACAGCATCGACGGGATGTCGAGGTCGTTGTCACCGGGCAGCGCGACACCTTCCAGCTTCATCTCGTGCGCAACGATCTGCTGGTACCACTTCTGCGCATACTGCAGCGCCTGGTCCTGCGTCAGGTTCGGCACGGTCCGCGAATAGATCTGCGCGCCGGCGCCAACTGCCGACGATCCAACGCGAATCGTCTTCACGTTCGACGGATAGGCGACCGTGAACCCCTTCGCGTAGCTCTTGTTCCAACTGCGGATCTTCACCTGGATGCCGCGCGATATCGTCAGCGCGCGCGTGAACCGTGCGGCCTCGAAGTTCGCCTTCGCGCCGGCTGTCGTGCCCGGCGGCACGTAGACGATCGGGTAAGGCGTCGTCTTCGCAGGATCGAGCGGCGCCTGGAAGTACAGCGACTGCCCGCGCACCCACACCTTGAATCCTTCGATGTTGGCCAAGTAGTTGAGAATGTCCCACTCCGATCGCTCGTCCGCCATGTTGACGTGGTCGATCTCGTAGTACTTCCCGACCTGCGTCGTGGTCGCGGTCACCACCGGCGTCAGGCCGTGCGACTTCGCGAGAGCAGTAGCGATCTCGCTCGACGTCTTGTTCGGCCACTTCTGCGTCGTCTTGTTGTCGATGAACACCCGCGACAGATCACGCCCATCGACACTGACGGTGTAGGCGGCCGGATCGATCACGACGTGGTCGACCTGGCCGTAGATGAAGCTCTTGAGGTCCGACGGGCTGAAATTCAGCGGATCGGCAGGAAACCCGATGAACAGCTCCACGTACATGTCCTGCTGTTCGGAGAACCAAGCGACATTGCGGCCCGGCGGCAGCTGCGCGCCGGCGAATGTGCAGCGAAACGTGTCCGCCGCGTAGTACGCGTTGTTGTCGACCTCCAGCTCGATCCACCCCTTGATCAGTTCGCCGTTCAACTTCACCGCCCCGCGCGGCGAGCGTGCGGTCGGTTGGAGGAATGAAGTCATGGATCAGGAAGAAAGGACGCCGCCGCTCGCGCTGGCCACGTAAGGCGGGATGATCAGCGTCGAGATGCCCGCCAGCGTCGGGTCGGTCAGGTTGTTGGCATTCGCGATGAGCGTCCACGCCGTAGGGTCGCCGTACTCCTTCGACGCGATATCGAACAGGTTTCCTCCCGGCACGGTCGTCGTGCGCACGCTCGAGTTCACCAGGCCCAGATTCGTCTTAATGCGCCCGAGCAGGCCGCTGAGCTGCAGCAGTTGGGTCTGCTGGCCGCACGCCCCGAGCTGCGACGTGAAGACCGAGATATTGGACAGGAGCGGTACCGACGGCAGCACGCCGGCCGGCACGCCCACGCTGGCCAGAACCGAGTCGGTCGACGCGATCAGCGACGACACGCGCTGGGCCGCAGCATTCAGTGGCTGGAGCACCGACGCGACCGTGCTCTGCGCCGCACCAACGAACGTCGAAACCGAGCCCACTGCGCTCGATACCGTGTCCATCAGGCCGCTCAGCGTGCTGTCGCCGATGCCTTCCGTCAGCGAGTTGGCGGAATCCAGATCGCCGTCGATGAGGTCGTCCGCATCGGGCTCACCGGCCTCGTAGACCGGCGCCGTCAGATCGGCGACCACCTCGCACGAGATCCGGTACGGGATGCGCGCGAACCGATAATCCGGGTCGAAGCTGCGGATGAACACCTGCAGGTAGATCTCGTCCCACGACAGGTAGAGCGGCTGCGCCGCGTCCATCATCTGCTTGAGCGTCAGAGCCCTGTCGAGCGCCGTCTGGCCGTCCTGGGTCGGGAAGAACTGCCCGGCCCACTCGATCGGCCGCGGGTCCGTCCCGAGCGCCTGCACATCGCGCACGCCGCCCAGCATTTTCTTGATCGAGAGGCGTTGGTCTCCACCGAACCCGATAACTTCCGGGACCTCGAAATCTTGAAACTCAAAGTCGCCGAGGATGAGAGTCGTAGCCATATCAACCGCCCTTGATACCAGGCATCGGGACCGCCACCGTCGGATCGACGCCCAAGCCATACATTCCGGACCCGAGCGCGCCGGCCATGTACGGCGTCACGGCCTGAGCGATCTTGCGACCGTCCAGGTTGATCGTCGTGTGGACGTTGCCAGTGGAGGCGTCCTTCTTCGGGACAGTCGGGTCCGGAGTCGCTTGCTTGTCTCCGCCGAACATGCTGCCAATGAGGTGCCACGGCCACGCAGCAGCCCCCGTGATCATCGAACCCATGGACTGAATTGCCTTACCCGCGTCGCTATTTGCAAATGCGGCAATGGCGCGGAGCACCTCCGTACCGGTCCTGAGAATTTCGGTCACCTGGGGCAGCATGGAGTTTCCAAACTGCGTCTTGAAGTCCGTCCACGCGGCTTCGAAGTCTTTCTCAGCGCCAGTCGCCGTGCCTTTCGCTAGATCTAGCGCCGGATCTAGTCCTTTGGTCTTCTGGAACGCCTCCAGGGCAGATCGAATCACGGGTTCCTGCTGATCGATCTTCGAAAACAGATTCCCGCCAGTGCTCCCGAAGAACATAGCGTTCATACGATCGCGATCGGTATCTTTGTAGCCCTGCTTGTCGTAGTAAGGCCGAACGTATTTGAAATAATATTCAGCCGCGTTGTTGGCATACTCGTCCGAGTGCTGAAGAGGATTTCCAAGGAATCGTTTTATTCCTCCGTTCCCGTTCAACTCGACTTTCGACTTGTCCCAGATCCCGGCTTTAATCAGTTCATGCACTGCCTGATTGGGAAGCTTGATAATGCCGTTCATGCGGTTGTACGCAGTCCGCATCGCCGTTGCGAATGAGCCACCCTTGAACTCGCCGATAATCGGCTCCAGCTCGGCGATCGCGTCCATGCCCATGCGCTGTACTGCCACGCCGCCAGTGCGGTACATCTGCCGAAGTTGCTCCCAGTTCACCTGGCCGCCCGAGGTCTGGGTCATCCGGAACCCGAAGTCGGCCAGCTCCGCGAAGCGCTGCGAGTCGCGCGCGCCGCCCTGTAGCTCGACCGCCCGCAACATCGCGAGCGACTCGTGCTTCAACTTCGCCTGCGACTCCTCGGACAGGATCGAGCTGGCCGCCATCATCTTCGCGAGGAACGGCGCCGCCATCTTGGCGCCGGCCAGGGCCTTCTCGCCGGTTTCGCCCGACTCGCGGAAGACCGCCTGCGCCTCGTTCATGTAATGCATCGCCTCGTTCTCGGACGTTGCATAGGCGTGCAGGTTGTGGGCGAAATCGAACGCGCTCTTGTTCTGGGCGTCGTCCATGCCGAACAGCTTGAATCGGGCGTGCTCGGTCTGGAGATTCTTGGCGGACTCGTAGAATTGCTTGCCCACATAGCCGGCGACCATGGCCGCGCCCAGCGGCACCAGGGCGTCGCTCATCAGGCCCATGCCCACGCCGCCGATGCCAATACCGTGCGAGCCGAAATGCAGGTTGCCGCCGTGAATCCGGCCGCCGTGGCCCCCACGTCCCGCGCCGCCACCTCCACCGCCTCCGCCGCCCGGGCCCGGCAACCAGCGGCCACCGCGCATGCCGGCGAGCGTGGTGGCCAGCGTCTTCGCCTGCACGTTCGCTGCGGTCAACTC